TGTTTGATGCATACGTTGCAACCAAATAAGTGTTTGATGGATATGTTGCGGTAAGATATGTATTTGACGGAGTCGTAAACAACACACTACCATTACCAAGAGTAGAATAAATTTCAGAGAAGTTGTTGTTAAGTAATTGACCTCCAGCTCTAAGTGTTGAGCCAGAGTTATCGTTTGGGGTTGTCCCTACGTTAATATATTGAATTGCCATTAGACCGTCTCGTCAAAGGTGTTTGTTGTGCTATCCCAGAATCCGCCTGTAGCATCGAACGTCACAACGTTAGCGCTGATCTGATCAATTTGTGAAGTGATTACGACAGGATCAGCAGAAGCTCTTACATTTATCGTATTATTTATTTGATACTCACCAAATAGTTTAACACCAGCTGGGTGTAATACATTAGTTACTACTTTTCTGTAAGTATCAATAAACTGTCTACTCTTAATTACATAAGAATATTCTTGATAGAAGAAGTTATCTTGGAGAACGTTATCCCCAGACAAGAAACCTCTCGTATCTGTATAACGGCCAGGCTTATCAATTACACCTGTAACAACTGGGTTACCTTGTGCGTTAGTTGCAACTCTTGTTGAGTTAGTAATCGTTGCAAGGTCAAACGTTCTGTAACCTGTACCTCTTTGGCCATCTGGAATAGTCACGTCTGTAATTGCACCATCAACAAATGCAGCTGCTAGTAAACCATCTTGTCCAAAGAAGTCACCAGGTTCTCCAGGATCAGGAATATTTAAAGGCGATGTAAACGGATCTGTTACTGTAATAGTTGGAAGTGACTGATACCCAAAGCCATAATTGTTCATTGTAATACTTGCAATTGTACCAATGGTTGTGTTGACAAAATTGAAGCTTGAAGCAAGAACAGATGAAATATTAGCAGAGGCCAAGTTAGCTGAAACAGTAGCAGTATTAGCTCCTAACGATATAAAGGTTGGTCCTGTGTTAAGTACTACTGGTGCCATTGGTTGAATTGTATCTAACATAATAGGAAGTATTGATGTGTTAGATAATGATGCTACATTTGCTGAGGCTGGAGTCGTTGGCGACCCACCAGTGAAAGTAATCACTGCTGAAGTGGTATAACCAGAACCACCATTTTGGATCTGAGCTTCGATAGCAGAAGTATCACTAGTAGCTGCAACTGTTCCTGTAGCACCGAATCCGGTTGGAGATGTTACAGCAATGTTGTCACCAACTATATGACCAATCCCACCATACACCAAACTTACATCTTGCAACGGACCAATAGTAGAAAATACTTCCGCAACTACATTACCGTCTGAGTTTGTAATTGTCTCACCTGAAACAAATGTACCAACGACAGATGTAAGCAAAACTTCAGTGGTCTCGATACCAGATGAAATAATCGTTACAGTAGATTCGACTCTTGCCGTTGCCCCAGACGTTTGACCTGTAATAGTCGTTGAATCTAGATTAGAAGGAATACCAGAAATTATAATGGCGTTAAGAGATTGCTCTTTGACCCATCTACCATCAGATGCTCTTAAGATTACCTGGCCAGGATAAAAGAAGTCAATGTCTTGGCCATACAAAATTCTAAACAACAACTCATAAGACTTCTGTGAGCCTTTTGAAGTATAGATGTCTTTGATGTTTTTTAGAAGCAATCTTTTATCAGCAAGAACACTCTTTGGAATAGTGTCCATAATCTCATTTTGAAAGAATCTAAGATACTCATCTAACGTTGTATCTACATCTTGGTAGTCTAAGAGTTTTCTATTTTCATGAACTGCTTGGTCTGATGTTTCGAGCCACTCGTAGTATGCTTTTACAAACGCAACGAGATTAGGACCTTCTTCTAGGATGAAGTCCGGAAATTGACTATCAATTAAATTGCTTATCTTTTTATCGATAGCCATTAGTAGTAGACCGTGCTAAGTGCTGACTCTGCAATTGTTGTATCACCTAGTGTTAAATTACCAGAGAATGTATCTACAACTCTCTTGGTATTGTCATCAATCAGTGTAATTGATGTATCAGCGATTAAAGGAATCTGAGCTCTAACAGGAATAATCTCTGTTGACTTTGGTTTAGCATTAATCTTCAATACGCTACCTGTAACAGAAGTTGGATCAAAGTTCAATAGAGTGACGTCACCAGTTGTGTAGTTTACTGTTCCAGCATTAGCATTCGTAATAACACGTGTAGTAGATCCAGTCAAGTAGTATGTTCTTATATTACCAAATCCATCATCATCAAAGAATTGAGTTAAACCATTGAGGACAAAACTAGATGATGATATTGAATAGATATGGCCATCATGAGGATGGAAGATCTCATTGTTAAACTTAATAGTGTAAGTTACAGCAGTACCAATAGTATGGTTTATTCTAAACTGCATTGAAAAATCAGATGAACTGTTAGTCACAGATGCATCAGCGTCATCTATCTTTCTTATAAATTGAGATGATCTAAATGTTCTTTGGAAATTGTTTAGATCGGTGTTTTCGAAATTAGTCACAGCATTCTTAATTTTTGTAACAATCTCACCTGGGGTTTGAGTTGTTTGTTCTGGATCATAAAAAGCTTGGATGTTAGGAACAATATACAAATATGTTGGATCAACAATCTCAGCTTCAATAGACTGAACCTGTCTGTCCTCTAATGATAACACAATTGCTGCTTTTCTAGTGTCAGATAAAACTGTACCTGTAACAGGCTTTGCTGCAATAAACACTTTACCAAATGTTGGTGGATCGTTATCTTCTCCACCCCATACAGAGATGTTTTGAACATCACCATTCTCTGCTAAAATGATGTTCTTATAATCGTTAGCAGTAATAGCTCTGTTTTGTGCACTGAAGTTCTTTGGTGCATTAAACTTAATGCTGTTAATCGATTCAATAGCAGCACCACCAGAAGCTTCACTCTGTGTTGTTACTGTAAAGTTTGAGTAACCACCAATTGTAGCGGGGGATGTGAATGTGTTTGCACCATTGGGGTCATCACCATTTACAACACGATACTCAGCAATAACAATATTACCATCTCTTAGTCTGTTTCCCAATACCCCATCACCAAACTCGAGCTCATAGTAAGCCTCTTCGTTTTCTTTGATGAAGTAAACTGGTGAGTTATTGCCAACATTAGTAATGTTAGAGGCAAGTGAATACGTATTAGATGTGGTATTGGATGTGCTTTCTTGTACAGCAACTGTAAGAGATGTCGTATCGACGTTCTCGTTATCAAGAATGTATCTAACTGGCGAGTTTGTACTCACTGTAAATCTCTGAGTAACTGGCTCACCTTCAGAGATAACAAGGTTTGCACTGTACGTACCATTGACTCCAACAATTGTCTGCTGTACAGGAACAACAAACTTGTATTCTATTCCATCAATAGATGTAGTGAATTCTGTGTTCTTTGCAACAGTAATTGAATCTGGACTATCGGTTGGCGTTATGTTGACTTGGATAGTAGCGTCAGCACCTCTAGCAGATCTAGGAGTGTAACCTAGCATCTTAGCTCTTGATACTACACTAGATCTCAACAACGCCGAGTCAAGGAACATCTCGTTAGCAATCATGTTAGTGTAGAAGGACTGGTAATAAGTGTTGTATGCCAGTACATCTAACAGTATAGACATCCCAGACCCTTCAAAGTCATAATCCTTGAAGGTATCCTGAGATGAAAGAAATGTTTTAAGATTGCTCTTAATAGTGTCAAAGTTAATGTCTGTAACTTTAAGAGCGTTATTAGCTGGCATACTATCTTACTCTTTCTAAGAAAAATGTTGCTTGAATAGGATTAGGTTGATTGACTACTGTAAAAATAAGAGTGACGGACACACCGTTTCTCTCTTCGTCAGCAATTACCTTAATGTCATTTACTATGACCCGAGTCTCAAAATTCTTAAGAGCTACTTCTATGTCTCTCTTTATTTCATGAACTGTAAACTCATCAATATGCTCGAAGAGTTTAGCTCGGATGTTTGCACCAAACTTTGGTTGATATGGTCTTTCATAATGATTGGTAAGAATAATATTCTTGACTGCTCTGATTACCGCATCATTATTTTCAAGCAGAGGCAAACGTCCAGTGACTGGATGTTTATTAAACGTAATGTTTAAATCTCTGAATGTGACTTCGTTTGGTATTGGCATCGCTTAATCCTTTTGGATATTTATCCTTGAGACCGCGAAT